TTATTGAAATTGAAGATGTTGATGAATGTTTAACTGAAGATAAAGAAGCATCTGTGGAGTTTACCCGTGGCAATATAATAAGTGTGCTTAGAAATAAATTGAGTTATGAACCGGATATTGCCAGCAAAAACCATTCAAAACTTGGTGACTATACATTAACATTTGATAAGAGAAATAATTTTGCAGAGGTTTATCCCATAAAGAAATCAGATGCGGAATTTGATGAGATAGTTAATGTGTTAAAAGTGTTTGGAAAAAAATTACTTCCATCCTCTCAAAAAACATGTATAACTATATATGGAGATGAACCATTAACAGAAGATACAATAAAACAAAATAACAAGTGGGTAAATAAAGGTAAAGAAGGTACACATGGTACTTTCAAAACTAAAAAAGAAGCTGATGCTCAAAGAAGAGCCATGTTTGCAAATGGTTTTAATGAATCTTTGAGAAGTAAAAGAAAACTAAAAGAATCTTATCATTGGAGTAGAGAATGGATTCCCTATGAAGATGAATTCTACAAATATTTTAAGGTAGACGATGATGTTTTTGGTACAGTATCGAAATACATTAATGATGAAGAAGATGCTACTGAAGAAGATGTAAATGAATTAAGAGAAAAACTTGTTGGCAAACATTTCCATGTAACAGATATTTATTTAGAGGATGAAGAATCACCTCATGAAATAGCTATTGTTATTCCACAAGAATATTGGGACGATGAGGATCCGGTATCAAATCTTTCTCAATTTATGAAAACATTAGGTTATGAGAGAGATGGGGATATTGATGAAACTTTTTATTATAAAAAAATTAAAGAAGATGATATGTGGAAATATGAAGTTATAATAAAGAATCCTACTCTTGGAGAATTAACAGATACATTCGATAGTTTTGAACAAGCGGAAAGTTTTATTAAATCTAAACTCCAGGAATACTACACTCAAGAATTTAAAGACTTTTTAAACTATAAAGGATATGATATGTCAGAACCAGTTGTTTTAGATGTGGTTGAAAAAGCTGCTAACCTGTACATGAACTTGGACTATACTTTTAAAAGTTATCCAATAAAAGACTGGTATGATACATTTATAGAACGAGAACCTGAGTTTGAAAAGTTCATTGTACGGTAGGAACTATATAGATGGAACAAAAATATGGTTTATTATTAAACCAAAATGCAAAACTTCATAGACAATATTTTAGAGAAGCTGTAAAGCTTATAGGTATATATGTTTTATATAGAGCTCCTAAACCTGGGAAACATTATACTACTTATAATGAAATAGAAGATAATTATGAAGAACCATTATTAGTTGGTTGTTTATTCAATGACCACCCAGACCAAAAAACATTAAAGAAAATAGGTTGGGTTGCAGAATTGCAACCCAACGCATCTTTAATTCAAGTTGATTATGATTTACCAGGATTAGAACAAGGTGCTTTATTCATCGTTCCTAGTGGTTTAGATGATGGAAAAGGTAGATTGTTTAGGGTAATAAGTATATCAAATAGTATGGTTTACCCATCTTCTGTTACTTGCGAAATAATACCTGAGTATGAAGATACAATGATAGAAGGTTATGCTTATGATTATGAATCTTCTGATTTTAATTTAATTGATGAAGAAGAAGATGATGATATGTTTATTAAATGAAGATAAGAATTATAGATAGTAATCATAAATATACTGATGAATTTTTAGATTTTTTAATACAAAAAATTAGAGATAAATTTATACAAGAGGTAAAAATAAAAAAATTAGAACCTTTTGAAATTTATATTAATGAATTACCTAAGTATAAATCTATATTTAAAAAATATATGCCAGCATATGAAATTTGTTTAATGGCATTGTATAATATAGTGGTACTAAAATATGATAGTTCATATGTATTAAAAATAGATGAAATTCAAAAAATACCACAAACAAATATTAAAATAATAGAAATTTGTAAATTAATTAATAATGGTAATATTATGTTAAAAGCATATCCTATATTTACAGATGTGTTTAAATATGTTCAAACGCATGTAGAAAATTATTATGCAGAATATGTATTAGGAGAAAATTAAATATGTCTATAAAATTATATGATGATGCTTTATTAGAAAAATTAAAAGAATGGACTAAAAAAATAAAAGGGATGCATATTTATGGCCCTAATAATACCATTCAATTATTTGAAATAACTGCAGATGAAACAAAAGATAAACCTATTAAATTACCTATTATAACACTAACAAGACCAGGTGGGTATACTATTTTAAATCCAAATAAAAATGTAAGAACATATGATGGTGCTATGACAGATAGTGATGAACAATATAGTTTTACATTAAATAGTATACCAATTCAAATTGATTATAAGTTAGATGTTTATACTAGAAAATTTGAGGAAGCAGATGTGTATATGAGAGAATTGATTTTTAATTTTATTAATCATCCTACATTACATATCACGATTCCATATAATAGTTTAAATAGAGAACATGTTGCAACAGTAAGAATTTCAAATAATGTAGAAGACAATTCTGATGTTCCTGAAATGCATTTTAAGTATGGACAGTTCACCAGATTTAGTTTAGATATAAATATAGATGATGCGTATCTTTGGTCAGTTAGAAAGAGAAATAATGTATACATTGAAGATACTGCAGATATTGAAATAATTCAGAAATTATATTGATTTTAAGGAGAAATAGTTCATGAACAGAATTATAATCAATGAACAGGACATAACAACAAATGAAGCTTCAAATATCAGTAGTGATATAGTTTATGTCCCAGGATTTGCTATTGGTGGTACTCAAGCTGCTCGTGCTCCTAAGCTTTGTACATCAATTAGTGAATTTGAAAATGCTTTTGGAGCTATGGCTCCTACCTTTTTGGTAGACCAAGTTTATCCATTAAAAGCAGGTACTACAGCAGGTTTTTCTGAGCTTGCTATCCCATCAGTAAGTGGAGAAGATAGAATATGGTATAATGCTGGTACAAAAGACCCATCTTATGTATATGCAAAAGAATTAATTAGAAATGGTCTTTCAGTTGTATATGAAAGAGTTAATCTTGAAACATCTCAACCTTCTTTTGCTGATGGTATTACATTATATTCATCAACATCAACATATCAATTAAATGAGTATGTTGTTCATAATAATGCTTATTACAAGTGTAAATCAGCAATTCAAACACCTGAAGCGTGGACAGATGCACATTGGGAAGCAGTTCCTACGGAAGAAGCTGCTTGGTATGATGTAACTGTCGAAAGAATGTATGATGCAATGATGGGTAATAACTTAGGAACAGATGAAGCAGCAATATTTGATGAAAATGTTCCTGGCTCATTAAGTGAAATATCCACTTATAATATTAAATATCTTACAAGTGGTGGTTATCCTACATTTGAATATAGTCAAACATCAGGAAGTGGTGCTTCACAAACAACTGTAACACTTGCACAAAAAATGGCAACTCTTGCGGCAACTCGTGGTGATGCTATTGCATTTATTGACCACACAGATAATGCAGCTAGAGTATTAACAGGTGAAAATTCAGTATATGGAGTTGCAAGTAATGGATTTTTATCTCCAGCTACTTCTTCATTTGCAACAATGATTACTCCTTGGGGTATTTATGACACAACAGAAAGTTCTGATGCTTCACTTCCAGGTTCTTTTGGTTACTTCTTAGCATTGGCAAGGGCATTAAAAACTTATCCAAGTTGGTTACCAATTGCTGGAGTTGTAAGAGGATTAATTCCTTCATTGAAATCATTAAGAACAGATAAAACATTAACAAATGCAATTGCAGATTCTTATCAAACAGCTACAACTGTAACTACTTCTAATATCTCTATTAATGCAATTACTTATATTAATGACCAGGGATATTCAGTATGGGGAAATAGAACAACATCTCTTCCTGCTAATGGATTTGCAACTGTTTTCTTAAATATGAGAAATCTTATTTGTGATGTTAAAAAACAAGCATTTAAAGCTGCTCAGCAATATATGTTTGAACAAAATACAGATATTTTATGGGTTAATTTTAAAAACAACATTCAAAAATTATTAGACCAAATGGTATCTGGAACTGCAGTTAATAGATATAAAATCATAAGATTAACAACTTCAGATAAAACTAAGATTGCAGCTAAAATTTTAATTGTTCCTATTTATGCTGTTGAAGCTTTTGAAATTTCTATCATTATGACAGATGAAGAAATAACAGTAGAATAATAGAGAGGGAAGATAAAATATGGCAACATTAAAAATAAATCCAAGTACAATAGCACAACAGAGTGAAACTCCTCATGGTGTCTATCATTTATCTGATAATCCAGAACTATTTGAAATTTCTCGTGATAATAACTTTGAATTTGTTGTAACTGATTTAGATGGAATTTTAAAAGCTGGTATGTCAGGTGATGAGGAAGATGCTTATATCCCAAATGCACAAGAAATGTTAAGATTATCAGTCAATAGTTCTTCTATACCTCATTTTTCACAAAGAGCTATTCAAGTAAAAAGAGGTAATAACACCTTAAATTATGCAGGTGTTCCTGAATTTCCTAACCATACTATTCAAGTTATTGATTTTATTGGTGCTGATGCTAAAACAATTCTTATGTCTTGGCAAAATCTTTCTTACAATGTTGACACAGAAAAAGTTGGTTTAATTACTGACTATAAAAAAGACTGTTTCTTGCTTGAATATAGTCCAGATTATCAGCTTGTGAGAAAATGGAAATTATATGGTTGTTGGATTTCTGAAATTCGTGAAAGCGATTTTAGTGCAGAAGGAAATAATAAACGTCAAATTTCAGTAACTATTATATATGACAAGGCAAAGATAGATAGAACAGACGAAATCTAATATTTAAGATTGTATATATTATATAGGAATATGAGTAATATACTCATATTCCTATGTGTATATTAAATAATAATTAAATGGAAAATATATGAAGATTATTAATGAAGAATTTCAAGTTCATGATACTTTAAACCCAAAACTTTGGGACACTACAACAAAACATTTACTACCTGAAGTAAGAGAAAAATTGGTAGAAATTGTAAGTGAATTTGAAGATTATTTAAAAGTTCCTGTAGCTATTTGTGACATTCAATTAGTAGGTTCAAATGCTTCTTATAATTATACAGAACACTCAGATTTGGATGTACATATAATAGCTAATTTTGAAGTTATAGATGTTCCTATTGAAGTATTAGAGAATATTTATAATGCAAGAAAATCAGAATTTAATAAAACTTATGATATAAAAATTCATGGGATTGAAGTAGAATTATATGTTGAAAATATAAATTCATCTACTGTTTCAAATGGTATTTATTCTTTGTGTGATGATGAGTGGGTAAAAGAACCAAAACCAATTAAATCAGCAACAAAGCATAATACTGAAAAAGAAGTTGAAAAGTGGCAAGAAAAAATAAATAGAATTTTACAAAACCCAACATATGATTCAGTATCAGAAGCAATTAATTTATTATATTTAATTAGACATAATTCAATTGCTGTTGATGGTGAGTATGGAAAAGGAAATTCTATATTTAAAGATATAAGAAATCTAGGTTTATTAGATAAACTTAAAAATGAATTAAATAATCAAATTAGTAAAAAACTGTCTTTAGAAGATTTACAAACTGGAAAATTAATAAATTCAGATAAATTAGATTAATTATGACTCAAATATTAAATGAAGTAAAAAGGTCTCAAGCTTTAAGTAAAAGTAGAAGTGGAGACAAATATGTTTGGTGGAATAGATTATTAGGTGATAATAGACACCAAAGAAGATTACATCAAAAAGTATCTCATTCTGTATCTAATTATAATAAATTAAATATGAATAAGTTATTTAAAGATGGGATACTAGATGTTAATATTGAAGTAAGAGGTGAAACTGATAATTATTTAGTAAGAATTAGTTTTGCTGGATTTTTAGATAATTTTCAAAGAATAGCTAAAGATAGAGATAATATAAAATTAAGAGATATTACAAGAGCATTGACACAAGCATTTAATTCAGATGATGTGTATTTTAATTGTCAATGTGCTGATTTTAAATATAGGCATGCTTATTGGGCAAGTAAAAATGGTATGATTGCAGGAGACCCAGAAGTTAGACCTTCTGATATTACTAACCCAAATGATACAAAAGGTGGTATGTGTAAACACATTGCAATGGTAATGTCTAACAATAGTTGGATAATGAAAGTTGCAAGTGTTATTCGTAACTATGTTATGTATATGCAGAAAAATATGCCTGATTTATATTATAAAGTAATATATCCTGCTTTATATGGAGAAAACTATTCTGAAGAAGAACAACAATTAGACATTTATGATGTGACAGGTGAAGAACCTGAACTTGCTTCTTCTAAGGATGAATTAGATACTTCTAATAAGTGGGCTAAAACAAAAACACAATTTAAACCAGGAAATAAATATAGATTCAAACCTTATAAAGAAGATGAGGAAATTCCTGGTCAAAAATCATTTGATTTTGATAGTGAAATAAGTGATTAATTAATTTATATATTTTTATTATTAAAGATAACAACCTCAATAATTATTAAGATAATTTTAAAGATATATTTATAGATAACTAATTAACAAATTAAATAACCAAAAGTGAAAAGAAAGAGGTTTTAAATGGAAAAATATACAATTTCAGAATATTTTACTTTACCTAGCAAGGGTTTAGTATACGACAAAAAGGTAGCATCTGAGATACATATGTCTAGTATGACAACAAGACATGAAATGCAACGTCTAGCACCATCTAAATCACAATTTAAAGTATTGTGTGATATTATTGATGATTGCATGGTAGACGATATTGGTATGTCTTCTTATGATATGTGTACAGGTGACTACCAATTTTTATTGTTTAAATTAAGAACTGCAACATATGGTTCTGATGTAACTCTTAAAACAACGTGTCCATATTGTGGGGAAAAGTCTGAAGTAAAATTTAGTATTGATGATTTGTCTGTTTTATCAGATTTAGAATCATTTAATAAATATAAAACTTTTGTTTTACCTAAAACACAAAGAGAAATTACTTTGAATTATCAAACTCCTCACATGTTTGACAAAGTATTAGAAAGAGTTCAAGAATATAGAGACAGAACAGGTGATACCTCAACTGACCAATCATTAGTATTTACATTAAGAGAATTAATAGATAAAGTAGATGGGCATAAACCTGATATATTAAATATTGATGACTGGATTAGAAATTTACCTATGTTAGATACAAACACTATTTTTGCCTATGCAGCTAAAGTAGATGAAGCAATAGGAATAGATACGAATTTAGACATTGTTTGTGATAGATGTGGTAAATCAAACACAGTGGGGTTCAAAGTAGGACCTGACTTTTTTCGACCAGAAATTAACATCTGATGGAAAACCATATGCTCCAATAAGATTAAAACAAATAGTTAAAGAAAATTTCTTTTTAACAAAACATTTGCATACATCCTATGGTGATTTATTAGAAATGTCACCAACTGAACGTAAATATTTATTAGAATTTTTAATAGAAGATTTTAAAAAACAAAAAGAAGCAAGAGAAGCGGCAGCTGCTTCTCGTGAAGATAGTAGAAGGAATTAATAATGCCTGGATTTATGGAAGTGCTTGGAAGTACTTTTAAAACTGTTACAGGTGGTCAGTTAGGAAATAAAAAAAACATATTAAAGAGTGATAAATCTCCTGGAACATTATCTGATATGGTTGATTCACAAGAAACAGCCAATGAGATATTAAAAGAAATAAGCAATAAAATAGACTCACTAGGTGGAGATGGTGGGTCTATTTTTAGTAATTCTGGTTCTGAAGATGGTGGCAATGGAGCACTTGGAGAAGTAGTAGGAAAAGTAGCCGGTGAAGCTGCCTCTAAAGGAATAGCAAATAATTCTAGAGTTTCTGAAGTTTTTTCAAGGATATCTGGTTCTATGGAAGGTATGTCTAGTTCCATGAAGGGCATGTCTGGCTCTATGGGTGGAACTGTGTCAGCTTTACAAATAGTTAATAAAGTTTTAGAAGCTATACGTGGTGTATTAAGTGTTATTAATGATACTGTTCAAAAAGGAATAACTGACAGCATAGCTATTCAAAAACAATATATGGGCCCAATATCTTCAAGGCTTCAGACATTTTCAAATAATTCAAATGAATCATATAAGAAAATGTCTAGTGAAATAAGAAATGTATTTACTAACAGTAGATACATTAATCAACAAAAAATGCTTCAAAATTTAAGTCAAGTTGTTGAGGCTGGTGTTGGTTATAACATAGAAGATAGAGCATATTTAATGACTATTGCTAATAGAACAGTTGAAACATTTAATGTTTTAGACCAAAGTTTGAATAGAATTATAAGACTTCAACAAACTGATTTAACACGGCCTCAGATGGGTTTAGAAGCTGAATTAACTCAATTTTTGAATAGTAATTTTCAAGATACTAGTTATTTATCTGGGTTGTATGATAATGTAACATCTGCTTTGATAGAGGCTACTTCCCAAATGTCTTATGACCAAACAACTAGTTATTTATACAATGTTCAAAAATGGTTAGGCTCCTTATATTCAGTTGGTATCTCAGAAAATGCTATTACTCAAATAGCACAAGGTTTAAATTTACTTGGTAGTGGTAATGTAAGTCAATTAACTGGAAATGACCAATTAAATACTTTGTTTGCTATGTCTGCTCAGAAAGCTGGATTAAGTTATGCTCAATTATTAACTACAGGTGTTTCTGATGAAAATGTAGATAAATTATTAAGGTCAATGATTGAATATCTTCAGTCAATAGCTGAAAATACAAGTAGTGAAGTATTAAGAAATGAGTATGGTAGAATATTTGGTGGCTTCTCAGTATCTGATTTAAGAGCAATTCAAAATTTAACTTCTGAAGATATTAAATATATAGATACAAGTGATATGAGCTATAAAGAAGCTCATGAAGAATTAAATAAACAGATAAAAGAATTATCCAATAGAACTGCAATATCAGAACAAGTGGAAAATATGTTTAAGAATTTAATATTCTCCCTTGGTGCAGAAATAGCGGAAGATGAAGGTTCTTATAGAACATGGGTTTATAGTGAGCTTGTACAGAATTTAGGGGATTTTATGGGGGGAGTAATCCCTGGAATTGTTGGTGATATAGTTAGTAATGCTTCTGGTGTTGTAACTGAGAGTCTTAAAACTATAGATGTTGTACATGCTATTAGAAATTTAAAAATGTTTCAAGATTATACATGGATGGAAGAATATGAAACAGCTTTAGAAGAAAGCGGTTATGATAGTGAGGAAGAAGCTGCTTTAGATATAGTTACTGACTATGCTGGTGGTGATTTTTTTAATTTTTTTAAAAATGGATTTAATTTTCTAGAAAGAAATATTTCTGCAGATTGGCAAGCTATTGATACAGGTGTTGCTAATTGGGAAATGTATTCCCAATTAGGTGCTTTAGACCCTATCATGTTTGAAAAATGGCAAGAATTTGCTAAGGGTGATAGAGTAAAAAATTATGTATCTAATATGACTATTGCTGAAAATGCTTTTGAAGAATCAGAAGCAAAAATCAAAGCTGCCTCTGAAGAGGTAACTGGTGTTGATGATACAGTAGCTAAATCTTTAGATAATATGTATGATAGTTTATTTGGAGAAACGGCTAAACCAATTAAAGTAATGTTAGTTGATATAGATGGTAATTTAATAGGAAGTACTACTACAACCCAATATAGTTCTAATTATGATGTAGAAGAAAATATAGGTGCTCAAATTTTTAATATGATGCCTAGTGTAAGTAGTATAGAGTAGAATTATGAGACAAAGATTTTTTACAAATACAATTCAAAGTAATTTTATTAAAGCATTAATATATAATACACCTATTCCTTTAATAGACACTGTAAATGATAACTCTTATTTATTAAAAAATAATGTTTATATTTATAAAAGTAATATCATAAAGTGTACTGTTTCTGGGGTATTAAAGATGCCAGAAACTCCATCTGGATATACTCCTTATTATAGAAATGGAGACATAAAATTTGTACCTACTCAAGAGGATAGAAGTTTTGTTGATTATTCAGAAGAACAAGAGGCACTCATATTGCCAACGAAATATGTTTCTTATGAAAAATTATCTTTAAAATTAAAAGAAGAAGAAAATAATATTACTTCTTCTTTTGATGATGAAAGTGGGTCTCTTAGTATATCAGAAGATGATAGTGCTGATTATCAATATATTATAGATACATATATTCCATTAACAAGAGCTAAATATAGAATTATAGATACTTTTGTATTTGGTAAATATTATCCAAAATTTACAGAACTTTATTGTTCTAATTATAGTTATTATGATACTAAAACGCATGAGTATTTAGGAAAATTATTAAGAGCATATAGGGATATTTATGAAATTAATTTAATGCCTTATTATAATTGTATCTCAGGTGATTATATTTCTGGTATTATAATCTATGATGAAAGAATAAAAGAAGAAGATAGTAAAGATTATAAAACTTTTAAAGTACCTATTAAATATAATACCACATATACATTAGCTATTGATTGTAATAATAAAGTCAGAGTAGCTCCTGTATTATTAAGTAATAATCATATTGTTGATAATATTTCTTTATATAATTTATCTGGCTCAAATGAAGAGTTTACTCCAACAACTGAATTATTACAAAATAATATTCAAATATTTGATTCTATATCTTTTAAAAGACCAGTAACTGTGGGTGTTAATATTCTTAATAAAGAACATTCAAGTTTACTTCAAATGTATGAAAAATATTTATATTTATTAATTCAAGTACCAAAAGGAAATACCTCAAGCATAGTTCTATTGGAAGGTGATTATACAGAAATTCCTGATGAGAGTATTTACAATGTAGAAGGAATATCAAATTTAAATGATTTAGAATTATCAAACATTTTTACTAGTGATTTGAGTTTATTACAAATGAATAATAATATTACTTATCCTTATGCTAAAAGGTTAATAGAATATTTATTATTAAATGTTATTCATACTAGAGATGAGATTACAAAAAATATTGAACGAATACAAGATTTATTTGTAAATGATGTTGATAGTGTTCCTGAAGTGTGGGATAATAAATTAAGAAGTGATGTTTATATAAACTATCAAAAAATACCACTTGCTAGAAAATTAGATTTGAATGGTTTTGTTGATATAGATACTGAGACATTAATAAAAAAATTAAAGGATATATAAAATGCCACTTACAGAAAATCTTTTATACACAGACGATTTACATAATTTTCAGATGATAAATAATTATATTTATTTATACCATGTAGATAAATTTATTATATTACCTGAATATGCAGATAGTATTAATGATTCTATGTCAGCTAACTTTGCAAATACTCCTCCATTATCAAGGTCAGCACCTATTTTTTCATATACAAGTTCTGGCCCAAGAACTGTATCTTTTAAATTTACTTTCCATAGAGAAATGATGAAACAGATTAATTATGGAAATAGTAGTTTAATTACTGATGATTATGTAGATGAATTAATAAAACAAATACAAGCTGCAGTTTTACCTGCCTATTCAATGGCTGCTAAAATGGTATCTCCACCTATAGTTGCAGTAAGAATGGGGGATGATATTTTTATAAAAGGCATTATAAACGGTAGTTTAGGACTAACTTATGGATTACCAATATTAAAAAATGGTAAATATGCAATGGTAGATATATCTTTTACAGTTACTGAAATAGACCCTTATGATGCTGATACTGCCATGAAAGCAGGTTCCTATAGAGCTTCAGCCACTGGTAATTCTACTGTTGGTAATTTAAGTGTAACTCTTGATAGAGGTATTAATTCAGCTTTAACTTCTTATGGAATGTCTTCTTTAGGTGAAACTGCTACAGATACAAAATCTTCTTGGGTAGTAGGTAATGAAAATGGAGGAGGTGGCTCTACAGTTCATTATTCAAGTAGTGGTGCTATTCACGGTGGCGGTGGAGGTACTTTTTAAGTATATATTATATTTATAAGGTTACATTATTATGGATGTTTTAACAAATAAACAATATAAGTCATATGATAGATTATCTAGATATAGTAATTTTCCAATTTATTATAATACTTTAAATGATAAATATTGTTCAGGTACAACTACATATCTAGCTGATGATACTCAATATGTAATGTATAAAGTTAAGTTTAATGATACTTATGATAGTATTGCATTAAAAAGTTATAATAATCCAACTTATTATTGGATTATTTGTAATTTTAATAGAATAACTAATTGTTTTGAAAAACCAAAACCAGGAACAACATTAAAAATACCTGTTCTTTCAAATATAGAATTTTATATATGATTATAGGAAATTAATATGACTGTAAAAGAATATATGGTACAAAATGCCATTGCAATGGCTAATGATAATAAATATGGATATAGAAATGATTATCCAAATAATAGATTTGGTCAAGGGAATTATCCAAACGATGGGGATTGTGGTGCATTTGTATCTTATAATTTAAATAAGGCACTAGGTCAGGCAGGTATAAATGAAAATGGTTACTATGAACCTATTGGGTATAATGGCGGTCCAGCAAATATAGCTAATGAAGACTATCTTTTAAAATATTGTGATAGATATAATTATGGAAGCGTTACTCTTCAAAGAGGAGATATTTTATTATCAGGTGGTCATACTGTAATAATGACTGGTTCTGACCAAATTGTACATGCTTCTGGTGACAAGGATGGAAGATCAGGTGATAGTGGTGGAAATGAGATTTTTATTACTGGTTGGTTTAATTTAGGTTGGATTTATGTTTATAGATTAAAAAATCAATATGGTGGAAAAAATGCCAAAGGTTCTCCTGGAAAAGGTAGCTCTACTAAAACTTTTAAGGAAAGAACGAAATCCCCTACAGGAGAAAATAATCCTTGTTATATGACAACAAGTACAGGTCCAGGAGTTGCTGGTAGCATAAATTCTACTCATTGGAATACTTGTATAACTGGCTCACCAGTTATGTCTGGTGCTAATGTCCTTAGAAATTGTACTGGATATGCTCAAGGCCGTGCCTTAGAAATTTATTGTGAGCTTGAAAATTATAATCCTGGAAAAACGGGTTCTCACCCATTTCAAGCATTGAATGGTGATGCAGGTAGTTTTGTTGACACTGCTCGTTCTGCTAATTTAACTGTGTCTCAAGACCCTGCCCCGGGTGCTATCATGTGTTGGAAAACAAGTGGTGCTGGACATGTTGCTGTTGTTGAAAAAGTTATAGACAAAAATACCGTAATAGCAACTGAATCTGGTTGGGGAGCAATTGCAGGTACAGATTGGATTTCTCATAAAAGATATAGAGGCTCTGGTAATTGGGATGGTGATAAATTCACTATGGGTGGTTATACATTTGCTGGATTCATTCTTAATCCTGCAAAAGGAACATCCGGTAGTGGTGCTCGTGAAAGAAGACCAATTGTAACCAGAGTCCCAACAGATGAAGAAATCAAAGAAATGTCCAAAAGACTTTCTGGCTACGACTTGGAATTTAATTATGAAGATGTCACAGTAACTAAAACCTTCCAAGGACTAGTCACTTCTACAGACACTATAGCCAGAACTCAAGGAGCTAAATTATTAAGTTATCCTTCTTTAGTTGAAGCCCCATTTGTTATATTAAAAGTTGGAAAATATAGTTTTGGTACTTATACTAAAGACGGAGATTTAAATAAAATTGCAAGAGTAACTTATCCTAATTTTATTCAGGGAATGACAGTACAAAAAGTAAATGGTACTGTAAATCAATATACTATAAATTTAGTGTATCAAATTGAAGCTGGTAATGACCCAAATCTAGTAGATAAAATATTAAGTACTGTAAGCTATGATTTAATATATATTAGTTATGGAGATTGGTCTTGTCCTACATTTATATATAAAGAAGAACAAGCTTTAATTACAAACGTAAAATCACAGGTTGATTTTAGTCAATCTAAAATTTCATATACTATTACTTGTACAAGTAATAGTATAGCATTAGCTGCTAATACATTTAATTTCCCAATGAGAAAAGCAAAACCAAGTGATGTTATATTTGAGATGTTGTATAGTAATCAATATGGGTTATTAGATTTATTTACAGGAATGAGAAATTCAACAACTGTAAGAAATAAAGGTTTATTAGCAACTAATGACCAAGTTGTAGAAATACCATCAAAAGAAGGTATAGACCCTCTTACTTATTTAAATTATTTAGTAACTTGTATGTCTTCTAATACTACTAGTTCAAGTAGTGTTTTAAGGGATTCTACTTATTACTTAACAGTAAATGATGATTCTAGAGGAGAGTTAGGAGGTCCATACTTTACCATAACTGAAGTAAAAGTTGGTGCTAGTACTTTAGCTGCGATTGATACTTATGAAGTTGATGTAGGATTTCCAAGCGATAATCTTGTTACAAATTTTAGTATAAAAGATGATAATTCTTGGGCATTATTATATAACTATGCATCACAGATAGATAATCAACGATATGTTTATTCATTAGATGATAATGGAAAAGTAGTTACTAGATATTCTCCTAATATAACAACTTCTACTAAAGGTTTTATAACTACTGAAGCTCAAAAAACTTGGTGGACAAATATGACACAGTTTCCAATATCTGCAACACTTGAGATAAAAGGTTTATTAAGACCCTCAATGTTAATGTCATATGTAAGAATTAATGCTTTCTTTTATGGACAAAGACATATAAGTAGTGGATTATATATTATTACTGGTCAAACTGATACAATTAATGGTAATGGTTATAAAACAACCCTTTCATTAGTTAGAATTGGTGGTGATTATGATTACATTTCTAATGTAACAAAGAAAGTAACTACTCAAAGACCTACTATCACATTGAAGAAAACAGACAGTTTATATAATTATGTTAAAGAACATAATTTAGTAAAATCAATATCTGATAAAATTGCAAAACTAAATGAATCTCAAGGAGGTTCGACAGTACACACTTCTGCTTCTGGTCAAGAACATGGTGGAGGTGGAGGAAGTTTTTAATTCTTTATAGAGGTTAATTTATATAAAATGATAACGAAAGCAATCATAGAAAATTTAGGTCAAGATGAATATCATTTTCAAGTAAGAATACCTATTTTTCATAAAATAGCTAATGCTCCAGGGGCAACTCCATCTAAAGAGTTGCCAATGGCTTCTGTTTGTTTTGCTCCTGGATGTA